TATTCTATGAACAAATTCCTTCGCTTCTTTTGGTATCAAATTAGATTTTAAAAATGTATCGAAAAAACCTTTTTTGATCAGAGTATTAAAAAAATAATGCATATCATAATATTTATTTTTGACAGGAGATACATTTATTTCATCAGTCCATCGTGCAGCAACTTTTGAATTATCGACTCGTCCAGGTATACAAGCAAAATCGAAATCCCATAGTTTCAATTGATAACCAATATTGTTAACAACAAAATCACAATCATTTATTGTATATCTAAATTTACTATTTTCCTTGATGAGATCTACCTTATGAACTAAAAGATTGTTTGCTTTCATATCATTGTGTCTAAATGATGGATATTTAGATTGTATAACAGCTAATGTGGATATAAACTGGAAAAAAAATACTTTCCAATGTATCAACTTAAATCTTTTATAATATTTTCTGGAAAACTCAAGAAAATCCCCTTTGTTGGCCCATTCACTTATTAAAACAGAAACATATTTATGATAATCGCCTTTCTTGTATCTTTCAACAAATTGTTTGTATTTTTGATTTTTTGAACTAACAACATTTTTTTCAATAAGATTCACAAATGGTTTTATGCTTGTGTTAAATGTAAAAACAGGTAAAGTAATATGAGGACTTTGTCTATTAATAACAAAATAACTTAACAAACGTATCATGACAAGTTCCGCGTTTTCTGGTCTTCTGGTATCATTAACATCGCCATATCTTTCGCGTTTTGGATATGCAGATACTTTAACACCATAATTTAATTTACCATCTTCTGTTTCTTTGACAGCACGAAATGTATGACCGGTTGTACCACTTTTGATATAATTCAAAGATCCACCGATTTTTTTAATAACTTTATAAAAATCATATAATTTTTTTCCCAAAACTGCATGTGAATCAACACTCTTATATAAATTACCAGAATTCTCTTTTGGATCTGGTGTTCCTCCTCCCATAAAGTTTATAGTTTCTCCATTATTAGGTTCAAACATAGGCTTTAAATTTTTACCTCCCAAAAGTTCTTCAATGAAACCAAGACGCAAAGGAATAGTATCATATTTAGTATATTTCGAAGAATCAAAAGATCGAATTGATTTTAAACTTTTAATATCAGAATCACTCAATGAATCCATTTTCACTTATATCCTATATCATAGAAAAAGTTTATACCACTTTAATCAAACGCGTAATTATTTTTTATTTTTTATCCTTTTATTGGTTACTTTTTTTTTGGAAAACTTTTTATTTGTCCAATACTTTTCAACAGTATTTCTAATATTTTCTTTTACTGTTAATTTTATACCATTTGTAGCATCAACAATCCGATCAATATCCAAATATGGTAATTCAGCTATTCCTTCCCAATGCATATCTTTATTAATTAAATCGACCCTAAAATCAATAGGATATAAATCTATTATTGGAGATACAGATGATGTAACAAGTTGTTTATATTTATCTGGTAACAAATACGAAGAAAAAGATGGTAACACAACAAGTAATTGTGTACATGGGTCTAAAGGTTTCCCTAATTCAAATGTAATTTCGGACATTCTCATTTTTTTATTTTTAATATAATTGCTCAAATCCGATAAAAATGGTGCATGATTAAAAGGATAAAACCAAGACCACGAAGAACATCCCTCAAAATAATATTTTGTTACCCAAAGTAATCCTTCAAAATATTTTTCACACGCACTATCTATTATACCAGATGTTTCATGTTTAATATGGAAATAATGTTCATAATATCTTGATTTCCATAGATCAGAAGTTCCAATTCCAAGTTTAACTTGGTCATCTATATCAAATTTTAAATGTTCCAAATCCCATAATTTTCTGTCACATGGATCGGAAGAAGGACATCTAAATTTTTTTGATCGATTCTTTGCTTTAGGTAATCCATATTTAAAATATTCATCTTCGTTTTCTGCTAATGTTTCAATAAACATACCCAAAAATATTTCATTAATACTAATATGTCCTTCTTTATTTTGTAATAATGGAGTTCTAAAAAATATTAAAGTACTTATATAACAATCAAGAATAACATCTAGCCCATTATGTTTAATATTAACAGATGGTAAATGAGGAAGAAAATCATTACCAAGGAAATAACACACAAAAATAAAATCATTAACAATATTTAATTCATTGAGTGATTTAGGATAAAACCTCATTTTTTCTTCAAGTTGGGTGCATAATTCTTCTTTTAACACATTATGTAATACGTCTATATCGACATAATTCATTTCTTCAACAACATCTGATTTATCTGCCAAAAAATCAGATCTTTCCTTTCCTAATTTTCCCAATTTAACTACTTCTCTTAACAAATAAATATTTTTTTTAGCACTTGCTAAAGACAAAAAGATAAGATCTGCGTCTAACCCATATACCGCATAATTTTCATCTTTGTGACTTGTGGATCTTGTTCTAATATCATCAAATAATTTATGTTCTCCTTCGCCAGGTGTATGATAAGACGATATTATTATTTCAATATCTTTGTAAGTTTTACCAAATTTAATTAATTCCATATGTAATTTTTCCATAAATTCAGTTCCTGGTGTTATTGCAGAATTCGACCAAAAATTAGGCAGTTTTTGTCCAAATTCTTCCTTTATCGATCTTTGTACATCATTATCTAATTTTGATCTGAATCTACGTTGTCGTTGTTGATTTATTTTTGCAATTGGGGCTACACCGTCAACGGCAATATATACTTTTTTAGTAGGATTTACATATTCAATCAAAAACTTAATATACTCAATTATTCTTTTCATCATTTTCTTTTGTAATTTTTCACTGTCTTCCCAGTCAGGATTCATATCCAATACTTTAAAACATTGTGGATGAAATAAGCAATTGGCATCTATATACAATATATCGATGTCGTTATCGACCTCATAAATAATAATTTTACGAGTTTTATACTTTCTTACTAACCAAGCAAAAAACCCTGGTACTCCCATAATAGTTATTAAATATTGTATATAGTTTTCACTTTAGATATAAATATATCAATTTTTTATTTTGTAACTATAAAAAAAAATAAAACGCAAAAATAAAATCTAAATAATAAGTATATAACATAATAAAAATGGCTCCAAAGAAAAATAAAACTGATCTTAGTGAATTATTTGAATCAGATACCATCAGTGCATCATCTCCAGCACCGGAATATTTACATATTGTAGAACGCGATGGAAGTATGTCTGATATAGCAATTTTGAATGAAGAAAAGAAAAACCGGGAAAAACAAAGCGGTGGTAAAAGAAAGAAAAAGGTTTCTAAAAAAGGTAAAAAAACGAAAAAAGTAAGCAAAAGAAAAGCGTCAAAGAAAAAAGTTTCTAAACGTAAAAAATCGAAAAAGACTTCAAAGAAAAAAGTTTCTAAACGTAAAAAATCCAAAAAAGTAAGTAGACCAAAAAAGAAATCCAAAAAATCGAAAAAGGTGTCTAAGAAGAAGGTGTCTAAGAAGAAGGTATCGAGAAAGAAATCCAAAAAGGTTTCAAAGAAGAAGGCTTCCAAAAAGAAGGTGTCCAAAAGAAAGGTGTCTAAGAAGAAATCAATGAAAGGTGGCAAAAAAACATCAATGAGAGTTTCAAAGAAAGTGTCGAAGAAAGTGTCGAAGAAAGTTACAAAGAAAGTTTCAAAGAAAGTTTCAAAGAAAAAAAAAATGAAGCGCACAGCACCTCCAGGATTTACAGCACACAGAGAACTCGTAGATTACATTAAAAATGACATGGGTGTTTCAGGTGGCCCACCTATTATGGTTTTGGCTTCATTATATAAAAAAGAAGCCGCAAAAACAAACCCAGATGCTGGCTCAGTCGAACTCGCAACATTGGCAAGAGAAGTTTATCTAGCAGATAAAAATAAAGGAAAAGGTGGACCTGAAAAAAAATTAGAACAAATTAAAGCCGATTTGAAAGCAAAACCCAGAAAATCAAAGAAGAAAAAGTGTAAACAAGAAGATTCCGTCATTGAAGGAGGAAAGAGAAAAGTTTCCAAAAAGAAGTCAAAGAAATCGAAAAAAGTGTCTAAGAAAAAATCCATAAAGAAGAAATCAAAGAAATCTAAAAAAGTGTCTAAGAAAAAGACAAGCCGTCCTAAGAAAAAGGTTTCCAAGAAAAAGGTTTCTAAGAAAAAAGTAACTAAAAAGAAAGCATCGAAAAAATCCAAGAAAAAGGTATCCAAGAAAAAGTCTCGCAGACGTAAAAAGTAAATAAACATTTAATTTATAATTTTATTAAGGTTTGTACATAACTTTAATAAAAACATGGGATTCATACTTCTACAATATTGAATTCTTTATCATTAATTATTTCTAATACATGAGGCGATCGTTGTTTTGACAATAAGCCTTGCATTTTCATGAAATCATACTGATCAAATGCTTTTGACATTCCTATATCTACGCGCCACAATTTTGATGAACAAGTAGAATTAATACCATGAGAAAGTTGTGGGGTATGACCGACAATCATATTATTTATTCTGAGACCATTAAGAACAGGTATTAACATATTGCCACATGTAGGATCAGTATCTTGAAGATTTGGTGCTATATTTCCGAACACACGAGTCCAAAATGGTGATTTAGATGAAAACATATCCTTATCAACCTGAGATGAATCTAATATTCCCAATAACCATTTTCGTATTGTTTCGTTCATTCTATCAAAACCCTCCCTGGTTTGTAATTTTAAATCATTTACAACAGATGGTAATATACCAGCATGTACAAATAAATTACTTCCGACAATAATAGATGTTTGTCTTGTACATGCCAGCAACCTGGCATATTCGCTACCAGGTTTGAATGCATATTTTCTTGCATCCAATGAATCGTCAAATTTTTTATCTGGATGATCTTTGTCTTCATAACCCTCAAATGTTTTTAATCCTTCTGCGGAAACATAATTCATATCACCATGTACATTCATTATTTCATGATTTCCAAGTAAAGAATAAACTCCACCACCATGTCGAATAGCTTGTGAATGGATTAAATTAAAAAAATCTAAAACATTAATATCTGATTCGTCATCTTCCGTTGCAACCGGATTAGAACATGGAAAAATATTAGGTCTGCATCTATCGAGTTGATCGCCGACTTGAACAACTACAGTATTTTTAGGAATTGCTATCCATTTATTTAAATTGTCAATCAAATTCAGTTTTTGAAATATTTGTTTGCTGACTGCAAAATCACCATGTATGTCACCAATTACTATAATTCTCGGCGAAAATGGAATATATGATGGTATAACGTCGTATCCAGGACAATCTAATCCAAATGAATTCATCTTATTTTCAGGCAAGAAAATAAAATGATGAAAGTTTATATATGTCAAAAAATAAAAATTGAAGAATACAATAATTGTGACCAATGTATGAGTATTTTATACAATTATTACATTATATGTAAATATGATGAGAAATCAAAAATGTTGCGATGGTGCATGTATAGCATTGTTTGCATTAGCGTCTTTAGTAATTGTTCTATGTTTTTCAGATACGGTATATTACCGTTATGACAAAAAAGTGTGCAATTGTGATATTGAGATTACAATTAAACCAAAAGAAACAAAAATATACAAAGGATATAACTATTTTGGCAACGGTTGTCTAAACAAATTTGTATCGGATAATGTCACAACAATAATTATTCAACCATCGCGACGAAATTCGTACACTTGTAATTTACCATGTGAATTCAAGGGTAGACGCAAAATAAAAACGTTTTCCGTAACAAATAGTAATAGTAAAGGTGACATATCGATAAGAATTTTATGGAGAAAATATGATGCAGATACTAGTAAACCTAGACATTCCTAGACATGTCTTGATTTACACAAGGACCATTTTTTGACAAATAGTCCAAGATTAACGACTCGTA